TCACGGCCCAATCAGGAAGGTTCCCCGTATTCTCGTTACCTTCTTCTTTACCTGGTGCTTGGAACACCGACGCCCACGTATCTTTACCTACAACACCGTCAGTACTCAACCCCGAGTTCTTTTGGTAAGCTAAAACGGCAGCTCGGGTGTCTTTCCCGAAGATCCCGTCTGCTTCAACCCCAAGGGCTTTTTGTAACTGAGAAACCTCGTCACCCCTTGCACCGTAGGCTAAGTTCTTAGCGAATTGTGGTGTAGCTGAAGAAGCTGAAGCACTGGAAACAACAGAGTGCGGGTTGATGGTTTCCGTAACACCTTGGGCGCTTTGGTTTCCACCAGAGCCAAACTTAGCAAGTCCACTCCCGTCAATGGTGTTGTAATTTACCTCGTTTTTAATATCGTTACCGTAGGCTCTCGATCCGGGCAGATTCAGGTAGGCTCTGTTGCCGTTTTTGTCTTTGGCATAGCCGCCTCCGAAGTCGCCTTCGTAATTAAACACGTCTGCTTTCCCGTCGCCGTCTACGTCTGTTCCGTATTTTTCGGCTGTTTCAAGACTCTTAACAGTGTGCGAAAATCCATAATCATCAACATAGGAGTAGCCATTCCCTGTTCGGCTGTTGTTGCCCGTTTTCTGAGAGTTACCCGTGGAGTCAAGTGAGTATCCCACGCGTTGCATATCAGCCCTTAAGCGATCGATTCGGCTTTGATCACCACTTTCAATAGCTTTGCTATAGGCTTTTTGCTGGTTGGCCTTGTAGGCATCCATGCCCCCGAGTCCTGACTTCGCGTCGTTGATCCACGACTGTGCATTACGTTGATCCGTGTTTAAGCTGCTGCCCGTATTATCGACTGTGGTGTGCCCGTTCCTGTTTGTTGAAGAGCTCCCGTACCCTTTGCCTGATTTAGACGAAGAAGACGAATTCTTTTTAGCAGGTGAGCTCGTAGAATTTTTCTTACCTGTGGCCGAGGGGTCGCCACTTTCGTACCTCTTAATAAAATCCCGTGCAGCTTTCCTTACACTTGCATCCTTATTGTTTTTTGCATTATCTTTAGCGTGTTCTAATTGCTTTTCATGGATCCCCATTCAATCACCCCTTTAACTGTTGGACCTGCGTGGTATACTGTGCAATCGACGCATTAACTTCAGCCATCTTTGTACTGATAACACTCATTTCCTTTATGATTGTTTTTTCAAGTTCTGCAGGTAACATCTGCATTTCCGATCGGATCACCGATAAATTATCAATCAACTTGTTTGTTAAGTCCCAAACCTCGCCGTAACGTTCATCTGAATCCTTTCGCATTTCTTCCATCTGTGACCGGATCTGTCTGAGTCGACTGTCGGCTATCTGTTCAAAATGGCACCCTTGATCGTGCATTTCATTCGACCTACGCATGACTTCCGTGTTTGCGGCAAGGGTGGCTTGAAAGCTTTTCACCAATGCCAAAGAGTCGGGAATGTATTGTTCCAGCTTCTTAGGTAACTTGATCACAATACCGTAAATCGCTGACAAACATATGCTTATTAAAATCGCACTAACTCCTAAGTCCAAGTTATCTAAGATTAACTCCATGTCCTTACCTCCGTACGTCCAGTGGTTTAGCGGTAGCCGGTGTGCACTTGGGTGGTCTAAAACCTGCCGTGCGACTTTCTGCATTCCAGGTTACCTCTTTATCCAAGGCTTCTGCTAAAGCTCTTAGGGGCACCATGGTTCGGTTGGTATCCGGGTCGATCTCCGCCGGTTGGTCTATCTTCGTTGCAATGCCGCCATCGTAAATGTAGCAGCTGCCGATCGGAACCACCACGGTCCACTCACGGGGTGCCGAAGGATCCAGTGTAGGGAATCCGAAACCATACTTGTTATCGTAGCCCACTGCTCCTAAATCAATGGCACTCAGGGCCATGAAGTCGCGCGTTTCCTTATTGGTCATTCTACGATTATGTACAAACTTGTACTTGCTTCGCATTAAACCGGCCGTACCCGCGTTCATGGGTGTCGCCGGCGAAGTTCCGGTCGATGTTTTATAACCGTCTCTTGTTTTGTGATCAGCTGTCATTATTTGCGTTCCGTGCATACAGAACATCATACGTTGGTTGTAGCTTGAATAGTCTTCTAACTCAAGATAGGAGTCCACCGCACACGTCGCGACCACTCTTGGATCATTGGCCGGGTACCTGGTTTGTCCATTTCCGTTGTTACCTGCAGACGAAAAAATAAGGATGTCCAGATCTTCACAATCCTGAACCCCTTCTCTTAATCGTTTGCTGCCTGAAGCCGCACTGGCCGAAATAGAAATAATGTCCGCCGGCTCTCCTGTTTCTGGATCTCTGTACGCTGCAGCCCATTCCAAAGCGGCCTCAATGTGGTGTAAATAGATATTACCGTTCTCGTCAGCTATCTTAACAATGACGATCTTAGCCAGGGGCATCATGCCATGTTTCCCGGCAATAACGCCAGCCATGGCCGTACCGTGGCCGTTGTGATCGTATACTTCTTCAGACCCGTCCACTGCGTTGTATCTGCAGATAACACGGTCTTCAAATTCAACATGGTCATTACACCCTGAATCCATAACAATGACCGTCGTATTTTGGCCGTAGATCCCTTGGTGATAGAAAGCTTGTCGACCTGTGTGTTCAAAAAGATCCCAATAGCCAGGGATCTTAAGCGTCTCTTCAAAGTTCATTAAGTAACCTCCTTTACGTCTTGTTCTACTGTGTTTTTCAGTTTAGTTGGTGCCGTTGGTTCATTTAAAATAGCTTCTAATTCTGGGTAATCGCCCGCACCGTAAATAAGATCTCTCATAAATTCTGAGCAATAAAAAAACCGTGGATCGTGTTTGATCCATGGCACTATAAAAGAAATTACGCCTTTTTTGTCATAAGGTGTATCTAAGTATTTTTTTATAAAACTTTCTACCTTTTCAACGTCAAGCTGCAAGGGTGTTAATTCATAACTTCCTTTTCGTGCTGCAAGGTGACGTATCTTTAACCGGTGATACCAGTTGACATCAACCACATGGGTTTTATCCGGTTTCAATAAGGCTGAATGAGAATAAGGTCCTGATTTCAATTTGACCACCCACCCAAAGAAGCCGCCACCTGTATAGCTTACTAGGTAATGTGTTTTTACTCCCATGTGATCGCCTGTACTTTTTCGAATGTGTCCGTGTCACTTGAATCCAAGATGCTTTTAAGCTCTTGGTTTTTATTCCAAGCTTCGTAGAACTGCGCACCGAATAAAAGGGCCAACTCTTTAACCTCTTCCATGACAAATAAAACCCCATCATAGGGCTGCGTCTGCCCCGTCATTTCAATAAGATCCTTGACAAGCGATAAGTTCAATTGATCGTCTCTTGTCATTTTAAAGGAGTGGTCTTTGTACAGGATCGGTTTGACTATTTCTTCTTCACACCTTTGGTTTAACTCTGCTCGTTTCTCAAGCTTCGCATCTTCTAACAAGTCAAAAACCTTACCTTCACTATCAACAAATTCAAAGGTGTCTTCATCGTGATTGTATAGAATTGTGCTATTTTCCATTGTAAACGAAAAATCATCAGGCAGTATTACATAATTATAATCGTCAAGATTCTCAATATTACTTGCATCTAAGTTAAACATGCTTATTAACTCTTTACCGCTCTTGCACCCATTACTAAATCCAATTTTCATTTTATCTCCTCTCCTCTCTTCTTTTCTTTTCTCTTCTCTTCTCTTCTCTTCTCTTCTTTTTACAGCACTTCTGTACTAGTAACTTCAGTATAGGAAACAGTTAAATTTTTAATTTTAGGATTTAGAGAATTATTTGGATTCCAGATACCAAAAATTAGTGGCTCTCCTGCTTTAACCATTACATCAGAATTTATAGAAGTATAAGTACTTCCACTTAAATATGCTATTGTACTCATATATACTGTTGCATTTGCTAAAGACGTTCCTATGGGCTTACCTATATAAACATCAGTACCGTAATTACCTAATGCGTGGGGCTGTGTAGGACGTGAACTACCACCTCCACCCATATCTGTTGCTAAAATACCTAATCGACAATATGCAGAAGTCCCTACTTCACAACCTAGATCTGCTTTAACTCTAATTGATCCTGAAAACTTTGGAATTAATATCCCAACCATAGCTGGTATGTTTTGATTCAATGGACTCGAATACTCCGCACTCCTTATTGTATGTTGTAATGTATCACTTGCTTTTACTAACATTGTTCCACCACCTACTTCCTTCCAATCTGACCACCCATAAGATGAATAATAACTTCTTATATACATTTTTCCATTCATTGTCGGTGAAGAACCATAACATGTGGCATACTGCGTTCTATTTGCTCCTGCACTTACATTATTATAAAATCTTGTTTCAACATACCAATAACCACCGTTACCAGCTATAGCGTTAGGACTATTGGCATGATTTGTCAGTATTAAACCGTTTAATGTAGCATTAGGGTCATCACTTGCAGTACCTACTGTCTGCATATTTGCCAACCTTAAATTATTTTCCAAACACGCTCCCGTTACATTAATGCCCGATGCTGTTGTCGCTAGTTTTGATGTTCCTGCATGATATATGGTAGTAGCGCCATCTGGATCGGCAATCAATATGTTTTTATTTGTACCTGTCGCATAATTTTCCCCTTGAATTGCTACGACCGCACCATGTTTGAGACTTCGTAAGATCATCATTTCTTGAGCATCATCATAATGAAAAAGACCTCTTGCGTATCCTGCATCATCTAAAACCCTTACTTGATCAGTTTCTAACTGACCTATCACTTTTACCCCATCTGCTGTAGTTGCAAATTTTTCAGTTCCCGCATAATACAATCTTACACTTGAATCTGGGTCTGCAAGGATTAAATTCTTAAGACTACCACTTACATCTTCACCTTGTATATAAAGTGGTGAGCCATGTTTATAACTTTTGATAATCTGGTTTGTTCCATCGTGATAGATAACAAAATCGCCACCCGAAGCAGAGCCAAATTGCAGTTGTACGTTGTCATTCAATTGCAGACTGCCCGAGGTAACTGATTTTATTAAAGCCAGTATTTCATCAGCTGTTTGATCAGCGGTTGCGCCGGCTTCAATGTTGTTCAGTTTATCTCTGAGAAGCGCTGTAAACAATCTGTTGATGACTCCTTCAGTGTGATTATCCGCATTCAGATAGTAGGATCCATGCTGTCCATCCAGTAAGTCCGCATTCAAATTAGCTTGAAGCGTACCGTCTTTTTGAACCGCTAAATTAATAATGGCCGGTGTGTTTTCAAACCACTCGAACATATACTGATCATTTAAGAGGGCTCCACTGTTAAGCGTTACCGTCAGGGAGCTCGATTCTGTGTAACTGTCTTCGTCAAGGCGTTCGTACATCCCCTCTGAGTTTTTCAAGTAGACGCCCATGGTACAAGTCCCTACTTCATACTTAAACTGTCCACCTTCATCAATAGCAAAGACTGTCTGTCCTGGACTTGCTGTAATCTCAACACGCCTTGCAATCGCACCTTGGCCTGAGATATCGGTCCAACCTGCAGCTGCACCCTTGTAGACTTTAAGTTGCTGGTTGCCTGTATCGTACCAGAGCATACCTACCTTGGGTGTGGCCGGCTCTGTATCTGAAGGGTTAAAGACCGCATTAAGAATCGCGAACCCATCTAAGTCGATCGGACCTGTGTACTTACGCGTTCCGTCGGTACGTGCGTACTGAGGGTGATCGTCGTCATTCAATCCAACCAAGGCCCCGTGATCATTGGTCCAATCTAAATCGGCTAGTTTTTCCCACTGATCTAATCGGACCCCTGCAGTCGCTTTACATCGATACATGGCCGTTTTACCGTCGCCATCATCTGCAACAATACGCATATCGTCTACGACGTTGCTTGAAACTGGGAGTAGATCGTAGGTACTTACTGCAGGTTTCCAAGAAGAGTCGGCCAGGTTAGGAACGTTCGATAAATTGTTCCAGTGTAAGGTCGCCTGTCCAGCTGTCTGCATCTCCGTTTTACTGTAGGCCCCCACCTGCTCTGCTGTAACAACATGAGGGTTCCCTGTAGATGCTCCATGTGTATCCAACTGCTGCTGGGCAGCTGTCACGGCATCATTGTTGCCTTTGATCGTCTCTGAAACGCGACCTGGACCCGCTAAATTCTCTTTGATTCCATTTACTTCAGTAGTAGAATACACATCCAGTTGTGAACGATCAACACCGTGGGGATTATTAATATCCCCCTTATGGTTAACCACATCAGCGTTCAAATTAAACAAATTTCGGGGTGGCGTTCCAGACCAATGGGACATGCCTGTGATTCTTTGCAGCGTATTTGCAATATACGATAACAACGTCCCTACGCCGCTCGTATCCCACGATCCCGGTTGAGGCGGTTGAGCCATCTGATTAATTGTCCGGTCGCCTATCAACACGTCGTTAATCGCCCCAGGAGCTTCGAGAGTTGCAAGGTCTGTATCCAGCTGTTCCATGTTTCGAGTCGGGCTGTCATACCAATTGGTACGGCCCGTTACCGTTTTTATCATCTTCACAATCCAGGACAGTAAAAAAGTAAGGCTCCCTGTGTTTCCTACAGTTGTCGTTATATTTTGATTGACGGTTCGATCTCCGATATTTGCGTCAGTGGTCGCCCCTGGTTGTAAGTTTTCAGGACCGATCCCGCCCTGAGATCCATCTTCATGTGTTGCGTCTGGATCCAAAAACACACCAATTTTATCAAATTCTTTTTCTAGTTGATCTGGTCCACCAAGGCCCGTTGATTTTTGACCTTCATCTGAGGTAAACTGTCTTTGGTATTTCATTACTTGATCAACCCCCTTCCATCATCTATTGAAGTAGCTTCAGGTCTTAACTTTAAAAAACTAAAACCTACACCGTAAAAACCAATTTGATTCCCTAAAGTTTCATCTTTGATCTCTATAGAGAACCGTGAAGCTTTTTCTTTCAGCTCGGCTTCAAGCTCCATCAACTCACGGTATCCCCAAACTCGGCCCCAAGAACGTCCCCATATAAAAGACTCGTCTAAAGGAACGTCTGTAAATAACCGCGCTTTATAATCTGCAACAATACTGAGTGTTGCTTGAGTTTCCATCAGTTCGAATTGTTTCATTAAAAGGTATACGAATAATACGTACTTTGATCCCAAGGGATCGCCTAAATCTAAATCCTTTGTTTTAATATGGGATTGGATCGCTTTATCAGCTCCCGTATCCGTGTTTATGTCTGAGATCTTTCCTGCTTTACTCTGAAGAACAAAGTTTTTAGTGGCTATACGCAATTCGTTATCCGACGTCTTATTCCATCCGTTAACCTGCAGCCCGTCCCACTTGGTAAACCCGTTGGTTGTATCGTGAAAGACCAAGACCTTATTGTTTCTGGTTAACAGGGGGTCGTCGCAATAAGCCAACATGTACTTGTTATCGTGATAGATCGCCTTGGCCAGATAGGGTTTAACAATTCCTTTGATGGTTTTATCCACCTTATTCTTACTCAAGGGTACGATCATCCGATCAGACTGAATCATCAAAGCTTCTTGACTCAATATACTGGATTGGATGGTGTACACCCCTGTCGCAGAAGTAAAGGTAAATGAAAAAGGTGTCAGCACAACAGACTTATGGGATATAGGTCCATAGGGAATCGGTAGCCTTCGCCAGAGCGCATCCACGCCAACTTCAATACCAGCCCAATACCACCAGCTATTGTTAAAGCCCACCAGCATAACGTTATCTAAAGGCAGTAGCGCTATGGCTTCAGCTTCAGGCGTTGTTGGATAAAGTTCACTGTCTGAACGCCAATAATCGAGACGGTTAAATTCTGAGTAGTACACCGCCGTTGGATTATCAGGATTTCCGACAGCAAAAATCCTTTTCGAATACTCGTGTTGCTCAAACTTTGTACACTTCTTCACATCATCAATGCTGTTGTCGTCGGAAGAGCCCTCCTGTTCAATGGATACGGCTCCATAAGCACCGGTTTTACCAGGATCGTAAAAAGCGCCCGTCTTTGCCCCTTCAGTAGTAGCCTCAAAATATACCTCGTTACCAGCTCCGCTCGTTGTCCACCCAGTGTATGATGCACTTCGGATCTTCCCTGCTATGGCCGTCGCGGTATCGTCTGCAGCTAAAGTTACTTTTTTATCGACGCCATTCAGGGTGATTGTAGCGTCACCTGCTGTGTTGGCCATATAATTAATAACCAGTTTAACCTTTTCTTTAGAGCCTCCATTTTTTGGTGTTACAGGCCGTATCACGCTAGATATCACACCTTTGATATCCGTCACGTCTTCCCATTTTGTTGTGTTACTAAAATTTTCAGTAGAAAGGTTCGTTGTTCCATGTGCTGCTTTAGCCTTGTAGAAATTACCTTCTACACCGCCGCCGCTTGACGCAGGTAGATTAAAGATCACCTCACTAACCTTTATATCGATCGATGTTTCACTGGCGTCATAATTACTTTTCCCCCACTCATAGATCTCAGATCCATCCATGATGTAGAGTATGTTTTGTATTGTGATAGTATCGATATGGGCGTCGTCAATTGCCAACTTTTCTGTTAAGGCACCGTCGTTGTCCATGAGGAACACTTTACTATTCATCACAACCAGTTTCCGAGAAACGCCATTCACCAGCCACTCAATCTCTTGTTCTACTTCATGGCCAAAGATTGTATTGTTGATCTTGTCAAAACCCGATCTCGTAATCGCGCCGCCACTTTCGTCCAAGTCCATGTTTAAAAGGATCCGACACTCTGTGTCTTTCAACTCGCTGGGTGACGCGGTGTCGTTGTATCCTGTTACTTTGTCATATAATTTTTGTATCATCTAATCACCTACACAAAATTACGTTTGCCGATATACTTCGGCCCGTTTTTCTGATTTTTAATACGCAGGTCTGCGGCTGCAGCTTCAGCATGAAACTCACCCATGAGCCGTTGAGACTCTGATTCCTGATCCCCGAATAGGCGTGATCTTTCACGGCTTGCTATAAATAAAGACAAGACCGTATGATACAACTCACTGATCTCTGGGACCTCTTCAATGGTACTAATGTCATTTGACTTCCGAAGGTATTCCATAGTCACGTTCGACGCTGCGCTCTGAGGAAACTTAATTTGTCCCTGTGAAGCTTGCCAGGTTAAGGACTCATAGCCCTCTACTTTCACTCGCGTAACATTGATGCACCCTTCAGGAAGATCTACCCACGTATCTTCAGCCAGATCCCCTAGAGTTGAGGTATCTCGTTTACATGCTGAATCGTACAAGGTCGCCAGCATACTCAAAGCTTCATTCGCATATAAAATCGCGATAGGATCTGCTATTTCCCGACCATTGTGTAAATTCGCATGGGTGCATATGGTTTTCATTTTCATAAGCTCACCACCTTACATATGTGCAAATGCTTTCTTCATGTGGCCGGCCGTTTCTCTGGCAAGCCCTTCCGCAACGTCGCGACGATCTTTTTTCTTTTGCTCTTCTTCTTTTTGGTTCTGCAGCTCAAGTTCGTCGTACAGCGTATGAACGCCATGAACTTTCGTATCCGTTTTACGCAGCGTTTCGATCACGCGTGCATCTAGTTCCTTGGCCGTAAAACAGTAGGTGTTGCGTCCATTATCAATGTTGTGGATCTCATAGGTTTCTTTAGGCTTATTTCTCACAATAAAGAACGTTGGATCATAGGCCTGGACCCGACCTGATATGTCATACACATCATGTGTGATCAAGGTTAAATGCGGTCGGTTCCTCAAATAACTCCCTAAAGATTGACCGTTGCTTACCGATTGATTTAGTAGTTTTCGCATAACTCTCCCCTTTTCAAATAAAAAAGAGGTAGACCCATAAAAGGCCTACCTCGATATACTGCATTTTAGTGCTGTGTAATAAACTGAAGACGCGTGTTCGACTTCATAAGGTCGCACATAAGGTCGCCGTAACATTCTAAGACAGCCTCATAAGCAGCTTTCGACGTCATACGGTGTAACATGTTGCCGTCTTCGTCTGCCCAACCCCAGTCGTCTAAACGATCAAGTGTTAATGACTTGGTGTTGATCAAGTCCAACGTGCCTTTCTTGTAGTAACGGTCAGCTGTAAACGGCGTACCGTTGTAGTCAAGCGCTGTAAAACCACCCTCGAGCTTCAACGTGTTCACTGTACGCTTGCTAGAAAGGAACAAGTACTGGTAAGCTCTACGCACGCCGTACGAACCGATCATAAAGTTAGCAGACTCGCCTGTTGCAATCTCGATCTCATCCAAACCTTCTTGGATCTTAAGCTCGTCGAGTTCAGCTGTCGAACCTGCGCTTGCACCAACGTTGATGATGTTAGGCTTCATCCAGTTCATAGCCGATCGATCTACACCGTAGATCGTCGATTTGTTAAAGATCGCTTCCATGCCTGTTAATTCTAAGCCATATGAACCTTGTACACAGATAACGTCGTTGTCTGTTACTGCAGAACCCACGGCGCTTTCAAGTGTAATCGTTCCTGCGTCCTTATCGATGGAAGCCACTTCTAGTGCGTCTGCTCGTTTCGTGACTTTCGTCGCTGCGTCCAGCACATCTACGCGCATACCTTCATATAAATAACGAAGGGAGTCTGCATCTGCAACTTTAACCACAGCTCCCGAAGATCCCGCGGCTGTCGCAAGTGCTAAGATACCTTCACCGTCGCCGTAAAGTTGACGACCGAAGTTGTCCTTCGCATCTGTCAAAAGCTCCTCTAAATTTGTCGTAAGCTGGTTGATAAACGAAGCTTTGTTCCCTTTTGAAGCTTTGATCGACTTTGAAGTGATCTGAAGCGAACCGAACATGTTCTTTGTGCCCGTCGTGATCTGGAACCCTTTACGAGAACCTGGTGTTGGCATGGTACCATCGTCGGCGCGATTACCTACACCGCCATTACGGCCGTAACGCAAGTAACGAGTAATCTTATCACCTACAATGTTTTTAGAAGTCTTTTCAAGCTGTGCTGCTAACGCCGTTGATCCGTAGTTCATCTGGTGACGAATAGCGTCGATATAATAATTCTTTAAAGCATCTTGTATAGCTGCCATAGTAATCATTGACATATAAATTTCCTCCTCTTAGTGGCCTTTTGAGGCATAGGTCGCATTCATTAACGCCGTTGCTTCAGCCAGTGTCTTAGGTCGTTCCGTTGGTGTCGGTGCCGGTGCGCCTCCCTTGCCGCCGAAGCTCGATGGCGGTTGGCCGTCCTTGATCCCCTTCAGGTAGTTTTGGACTACAAGCTCCTGGATCTTTTCATTAGCACTGAGTTTTTCAATGTTGCCTTCTTGACCTACAAAGTCGTCGAGCGTCGGTGGTGCTGAATACTGAGTGCCGCGTGCATAGTTGTACGCAAGCTCAGTCACGCCCTCCATGTTTCGTAGATCTGGGTATTTCGTAAAGAACTCAACCATTAAGTCAGCATGATCGTGAAAATCTTCATGTTCTGATATGAACGTAGCTACTTCTTGTTCAACCTTCGTTCGCATCTGTTCTTTTTGCTGTTGGTCCAAAATAGGTTGGACTTTAGCGTCTGCATTTTCTGCAGCGATCTTCTGCATTTCCTGCATGAGTTCATAGGGGTTATCGTAGAGCTTTTCGCGCCATTCTTCATTAAAGGCGTCAATCTCTTCCTGCGTTGGTCCCGTTGGTTCTGGATCCGCAGCCGGTTCATCAGGTTTGTTCAAATTCTGGATCCCATCCAAAACGGACTGGTTTCCTTGAACGACTGCCTCCTTTACGCCCTCGATCAGTTGACTAATGTCGAAGCCAGGGGCAGGGCTTGCCTGTGGACTGGGGTCCGGTTCTGCAGGTGTTGAATCGGGGGCTGGATCATCCACTGGTGCGCCACCGCCCCCAGTTGTGTCCACAGGTTCCGCAGGGGCCGCCGGCTCTGGATCCGCTAACAGTGGATTCACGCCAGTATGGCCCTCGGGGAACAACCCGTTATGGTGTTGCAAATTTATCTTAAAGTCAGAAGACTTAAAGACCTTCATTGGTCGTATTGATTTCTCATACATTACATTGGTACTCCTTTCTCTTCTGCAGCCGGTTCTTGTGGTTGACTTTGCATTGTCTTCAGCTGCAAGGCTTGAATGTGTTGCTCAATGTGGGCGTCGATCATGGCCGCCACTTCTGGCTTGCTATGCTTCAGCTCCTCGAACTCCGCACTTAGACGGAAGTTGTTATGTCGTGAAATGTGTAGGATATCGTCGTCGTACTCCGCAACCGTCACTGGCATTTCTGAGATCATATGTTGAATCTCGCGGTTTGCACGTTTAAGGTGAGCGTTCGAATTATCGTCACCATCGAAGTCTTCCCAATTACCCATTTCAAGCATTTCAAACAGTTTAGCTCGTCCCGCACGGCCGATGTTACCCGTTTCAGGATCGTTAAAGGCTCCCTTATCCATGAGGTCAAAGACCATCTGACGGCGTTGAGCCAATGTTTCAGCAAGCATGGTTGCACCTTCAATAAAGATGTCATCCGTTGTGAGATCCGATCCAACCCAATCCATTACGTCCGGCGCTTCATCTTGGCCCGACGTCTTCAGAAGTCTCGGTGTCTCTGCAAACTGTCTATACAACCGGACTTGCATCCGACCGTTATCAATGTGAGCTTGTTTCTTGTTATCACCCGTAAGGGATAACCTGGTATCATCTTGTTCCTGTAAGATCTGTAACGCGATCCCCGAGTTAACACCTACCGGCGCGTTGGAATCTCGAGATATTTCAGACACACCCGATATGGTTACAAACAACCTATCGTAAGACTGTTCTTCAGTCTCAAAGGTGTGCGGTAACGACGGGTACTGCAGGAAATAGGGATTCATTTGAGTACCAGGCTTTATCTCAATTATCATGCCCGGCTCAATTCCGTGCTCCTCGATCACGTCCGTGTTCAAGCTGCCACGTTCTGCAACTAAGTTCCCTATGGTTGCTCTGTTCAAATACTCAGCTTTCCGGTTCTTGATCGCATTGTAACGACGCTGTACCGGGATCAACCTTTCAACAACAGACTTACCAAAGAAACGGCCTTCTACTTCTAAACACTTTTGAGAGGTGTAATGGATCGCCGGCTGGCCATCGTCGCCCACTTTGTAAGGCAACCCGCCCATTTCCAGAGCCTCTTCTTCAGTACATATAAAATAACGCCCTTCAGGGTAGAGATCTGAGGGCATTTCCATGTATTCAAATACTTCTAAATGATCTTTTTTCTTACGAACACCAAACATACCTGTGCCTGATTTAACAGAGGCACCACCCGACATGTACGAGGATCCTTGGATATTAAAGACGGATACCTCTTTACCTTCAAGACGTTTCCCGTGTTTGCTTTCAATGTCGTTAATGTGCATGACCCGGCGGCGTATTAAACTCTTACACTCTGAAGGATCACTGTTCCAGATAGAATCCGGAAACATTTCAAAAGGTGATATAACTTCAGGGTCGTAGTCCCCCTCGCGAACGGTTTCTTTTTTACCGTTTTCCTCGAGGTAACCGAGCACTTGGCCCATATCCTTTTCCCAGCCGTTCTTCCAGAAAGCCGTTCCGCACACTTCCATCCATATGTCCGCTTGGGCTTCAAGCTTCTGCATCCGGCGTTCAGATCGGATGGAGGCAAAGAGTTTATTCGATAACCTGGCGCTTGCAATGTCTTCTCGATCACCACTGGCCGGTCGGGCTTTTAATATCAAATTTAAACGCTTTAGTTTGGCTTGCCGTGTCTCGAGAATAGGGGCGATCTGGTTCATTGCCTCCATTTCCTGATACCAGAACAAGCGCTGCGTCTCTTCGATCCGGTTGGTTTGAGAGTTGATTTCCACAAACTGATTGCCGTCTGCGAAGTTAATGTTTAACCGCCACTGAAGCTCTAACATCATACGCTCTTGACTACGTTTGTCAAACTCGTCTTTCACATACGCCAACATGCTACTTACGTAGATGGGTTGGCCGGCTTTATTCTTCCAAGGCGTCGCAGGATCTTCTTTTTCCTTATGTAATTTAATCCCCATACTTTCAGCAATGTTCTTACCGGCGTCTTTTAGAACTTCAAACACGGCATCACCTCCACTTAGTCATACTTGTGCCCTTGGCTCAGGTTCGCTTCATGTTTCAGCCGGTGGGGGCTGCCCATCGGTTTCGCAGGATCCGCCCCTGATTCAAGGGTTTTGTACTCGTTGTAGTCTTTGGCCATTACTCGGTTGAGTAAGGTTTCCCTCTCGCGTTGCTGGGACTGCATTAAAAAGGCAATAAAAAAGCCTTCCATCATAATCAGGAAGACTAATAGTGAAATTACAATTGTCGTATCGCTCATTACTGTGCACCCCTGTTCTTAAGAATTAACTGGATCAGATCAGGAATCGTGGTTCTTTCTTTAAATGATTCTTCAAGGCCCAGTCCTACCAATATGGCTTGTAGCTCCGGTTTTGAATGGTTCTCTTTCAGCTCTTCAGCGTCCATGGCCATCCAGCCGGGTAACTCTAGTTCTTCTTCAGCTTCTTCAGCGAAGCCCTTTTCTAACAAAATCGCTGGCCCATTGCCTTCTACCACTTCGTGCACGTCCGGTTTAACTTCAACCTCTTCAACGCCTTCGTTCTCATTTTCCGGGAACTCTACTGACGGTGGTGGGTTTAGTGACTCCAATAGTGCTGTCGTGTGCTCCTGGCACAAATTGAACCGATCGTACGGCAGCGTGCCTTTACCGATATACTTAGCTGCAGGTTTACGGCAACCGTAAACGTCGCACGTTATCCGGTGCACTGCATCATATAATCCAAATGCTTGACTTGTTGCTTGACCCATTATATTTCCTCACTTTCATCTTGCGGTAAGTAGTCATTAACAAAGATCTTATCGTTGCCAAATACCGCCGCCCATTTTGCTAAAAGCAGTGCGAAGGTGTCCCGGCCCATTTCTTGATAATTGCCTGTCGGCTCACCTTCTAGGGATAGGTGGGTACTGAGCGGCATTACGTACCGTTCGTCGTTGATCATCTTAGAGAAATACCCGGCTTGTTTCCAGGTTTTTTCTACGCCCGTTTCACCGTGTATGATTTCAGGGCATATGTCGCCCGTTCCAACATTCACCCAGATTAGGTCCTGCCGTTTCATTTGCTCCACGGCTTCTTCAATTACCATTACTGACATAGTTTAACCCTCCAATCCTTGCAATAGTTTAGCTCTCTTTAAGGCCTCTCCTGTGAGAGGTGCGTCATACCAACTTACCGTTTGCCGCGTTTTATTAACGAATAACTGATTGTTGGTCGTTTCTGCTAAAGTCGCGATCGGTACCTCTTTTGGCGACCCATCTAGCTCAGTCCATATACGCTGTGTATCTGCTTTAGCGATCTCATGGTAGGTATCCGCTAGTTTAAGCGAACTGCCGGCCTCCCAATTTCCACCTACAACCTCAATGTCATACTTCACACGGCCTCGGCACTGCCCGACCGGGTGAGTGAGATACTGACTGCCTTGGTACTGCCCTTCAGGATGCGCGCCGTCGACATAAGCCGTCGATGTCACACCGTCGGGATAGTTGGGAATGAGAGTGCCATGTGGAACTGGCAATGTGCCTTTTGAGTCGTAGGTGTAGCCCTTGTTCTTCCCTAACGCCCTACTAACCGAATAACCATTCTTATTCAACATTTCATCTGCGTCCCAATCATCAACCGTTGGGCTCACTGGTGCTAAATACTGTTGACACAATATCGGCTCTACTGTCGGATCGTTAGGAATAAATGTGTATACTCCGTTTGAGTCTGGAATTGTATTTAAGGTGTAGACCACATTATCTTTAGTGATCCTCAACCCCCTAAGAGCTCCCTCATATCTGTAGCTATCTGATTCATACGAGAAAATCCTACCTAGATAGAAGTCATTCTCTTCTTTAGTCTGATCCATTATTAAAGAATCGTCCTTATATATCTTAATGTTGGTTTTCTCAACTTCGACTCTATACTCACACCACTTGTGATAGTCCTCTATGCTTACATCATTAGAGTTGTCTACATCATTTCTATATCTCAATAAATCCCCACCATAGATTATTGCAGATCTCCCACTTTCAGAGTCACCTAAGATTACATTGCCACCTACATACTTTGACTCAAACTCAATGATATGTTCAGACCCAAGGTTCCACCTTTCAAGCTCAATGTAAGTGTTTTTGTCTGCAACTATAATCTGAGGTGTTGTTAGGAACTCAACATCCCCAGCATAAGCTGTGTTAGTAACACCATCTAAAGAATTGGGCGATAGATAGTTTGTCGGAACTTGCTTAACGCCCTTCTTGTCAAAATGTAACTGTTGGATCTTAACCAACACATCCTCTAATAACATGATCGTTTCTACACTCATGTTCAAAACATCCAGGTCAGGTCTTACTTCATTTATGACTGTCAGATCTAAGACAAGAGGATCTTTCATAGTGAAGGGTTGCCATCCCGAAGCATTCGAGTCTTGAGCGTTAAATCCCACCACCCCGTCCTCTGTGATAACTCCTATATCAGCGACCTTTGTTGGTACCCCTGTTATTGGTACATCGCAACTTACGAAAGTTGACCAAGGTACTGTATTGTGTCGAACGGTGAATGACACCTTGTCCGACAATCTACTTGCAATTAGAGAAAAGTAATATGTATGTCCTTTAATAACATTCATATCGTAAACGTATATTCTGCCGTACTGCTTGGTAGCTGTGGCGGTGTATGTCCCATCTACCATAGTTTCAACATTGCTTGAATCGTGAACGTACCCTAACGCCCATAAATCACTCAAACTATTACTACCGTAAGCCCAAGGGAGTTTGTTTCCGCCAGCTTCAGTGTATCCATACTTATCTTGCATACTTACGACTTCCGTATTAAGTTGAGTAGGCGCGGAAGGTGCAACATATTGTTGACACAACAAAGGCTCCGATCCGTCATTAGGGATTAACTCATACACTCCGCCGTTTAACGGTATTGTGTTGAGGGTGTAGGTCACGCCTGTTTCATAGAGTTCAACCTCAAACTCTAACAGTGCGCCCGTATACCTTGCTGAATCACTACCTGATGTGACCAATTGCAATGATCCGTCACCTATATTTCTAATAGATGCGCGATCGGTGGCAACTTTTTCGCCATTAAACCAACAGCTTAGTAGATTGTTTGAATAAATAGCCTCAACCTCAATCGTATCCCCCATTGCAAGACTAAGCATGTGCATAAAAGAGCTTTTACCTATCCCATACGATACATATGACTGCTCTGTTGCTAAATATAACCTATCGTCACCGCCATTAACTACTCCACAAATACCCCTGTGGTATTGGGTTCCGACTCTTGCCTTTGCCCTCATCCTAAAGTTGTTGTTTAGCATCCTGTCCGTGATCGGCGTTTCTACCCGTGTACTTTCGTCTGCGATAATCTCGACGCCTGGTACCGCTGGTCTACTGCTGCCACCGTTGCGATCGTTGCCTTCGACTATGAGGGCTTGTAATCCGTCGTTCTTATGGGTGTCTAGTGGTTCTGTTCGCCGCAGTGCTGCGGGACTTATTCTGTTCGTTGGAAACTTCATAAGATCATCCCCTTACTTCATAACCTTCCATTCGCCGCCGTGCCACACGTAGCGTACACCTGTGTCGGCGTCATACAGATAGTCAGCCTTATCGGCCCATCTTGGTTGTGGTTGTGACTCTGTGTCACTTCCGTATACTTGAAATGTCTCGTCTCTTAGCATGTTCACATTAACCCCTCCTATTTCGCATCTTTGCCGAGTACGTTACGTTCGATTCTGTCTTCTACACGTCTGTTGAGCCACATGAGGGCTTCTTCAATCTTAGTAAGTGCGACTGCGTTCTCACGTGATGCATAGGGTCCATCTTGGAAACATTGCAGCCTGTGTCTGCAGATCTCCAACAAGTCTACATCGAGCACACCTGAGATAGATCCAACCTCTTTACGTGGTCCGTTCTGAAATAGTAACCTAGTCTTCACATCACCTGTCTCGATCTCGTACCTATAATGTGCACCACCCTTACCTTTGTGGTCTGTTGCGAATACTGCGTTTAAGTTTTCTCTCTTCTGAATGGTGTTAAGTTTCATGTGCCTCTCCTCCCGGTTATCGCAACCTTTTACGTCGCTTGTTGGCTTTGATCTTACGTGACTTCCGTCGTTGTACTTCACTGAGCTCTTCTTCAGGTGTCTCAGATCTTTCCGCATGGTGGTAGATCAAGCCGTACCCGAATGAGTCATATTGGTTATCTATCTTGCTGTCTGCAACCTTCTCTGCATCCTTCTCGTCATTGAGTAACTTAGGAAGGGTAGCTATCAGGTGTGTGCACGTGTCGTGTATTTGTACCTTGGCCGTAAATCCACCTTGGCCATCATCGATGTGCTTCAGGTATTCAGCCACGGTTGCTTTCCTTAAACGTCGATCGGTAACAGCTTTGGCGAATCCGTACTCAATGCCACCTTCGATATAGTAATCGATCAGGCGTTTACCTGTTTGGTCACGGTGGTTAGTGTTCCATGCATCGAGTCCAGTTACAATTACCTCTATATCTTCGAGTGATACATCTCCATTGGCGTCTGTGCGTTGACTGCGTTCGTTTACTTCCTTACCTTGGTCCGTGTAATAGATCCTATCGTCGTCACGTTCGCGTGAGTACTCCCTGTAGACATGAATCACTCCATCTTCGGATACTGCGAACCAATACCAAGCGAAAGGATCCGTGAATCCGTTGTCGCATGACATCCATCTTGTCCAATGATCCGGTATCTTAAAGGATGGACATACGTGGATCCCGTAGCTGAACTCTGGGAATGCTGTCATTTCACCAGCACTGAAGGCCTCTTCCGGCGTGGCTGGGTACTCTTGCATGTACTTGTTGTTCTTTCTAAGTGCTTTCTTCGTGGCGGCCATCCAAGCTTCGTTACGCCGTGGATCCGTCCACCAGGGGAGAAACACTGCGCTAAATCCGAATTGTAAAGGATCCGCCCAGAGCTCTTCGAAAAAAGTACCCCTCTGAGCAGTCGAGATCCCAAGGACTCGGCCACCCGAAGGGTTGTTGATGGTAGGGAATGCCGCCGTAAATACTTCCCCAGCCCATTGCTGGAACGCCCACTCATCCATTATCACAAGGGAGGAGGTAAAGGAACGGCCGGCGTTCTGACTGGTCGGTAGCGCCCTGAATATACTGGTTACATCCGAATCTGGATGATAAATAGTCACTTCATGTGCTGTCTTTTCATATGTATGCCCGTTGTACCCCTTGGGCGCCTTCTTCTTTTCAATGATGATCCACGACGGCATGTTCTCCAAAATGAACTCTAGCCGGTCGACAAGGCCCATTGCTTCACGGTCAGACTGTGAGATCGCTGACACGTCATAGCCTTTCGTCCTACGTAGATTACAGAAGGCATAAAATAAAGCCAGCCAAGATATACCCAGCTGACGTGCTTTAAGTGTTATGTTTAATCGGTTGTTGTCCCACGACGTGTATAGATCCTTTTGCTTCGGCCAGAGTACAAACTTTGACTTACCTGATCCATCAGGCGCATTGGGATCTTTGAACCATCCGTATGTATTGATCAAATAGAAATCATTTTCACATCTTTTGCGCTCATCTTCCAGAGCTGCCACTACTGCAGCATGAGTTAACATAGCACCACTTCGATTCTATACAAAAGCCCCGTGCAGATCGCTAGGAGAGTATGCGACCGCACAGGGCTGTGTATGTCATTTATTGTCGAATATTGTCGAATTTGCTTGAATTTATTTCCATTAATACCAGTTTGAAAGGGTTTTCAATTGCCAGTTCTTCGTGATCGAAAAATCGAATCGCTGAAACCCTTGAAATCAGCGGGTTAATTTTAACTATTCGCTAAATACATATTATGCGAATAGTTAATTTAGTCTAAAAAATCCAGATCATCGGCTTTCAGATCCCCAGTATCTTGCTCAGGATCCTCGATCATTTCCGCCAGATCTGGAACTTTCGGTTCGTCTTCTACTATTTCATACTCAGGATCCTCGATAGCTCTCGCCGCGTTCATTATTAACTGAGCTTTCTCAGCTTCAGACATAATACTCGTCACGTCAGCGACCATAATAGGATTGCCACCGGCTCCTGTGTGTTCTACTCGTTCTGGTGCTTTTATACCGCGCCTATCTAATATATCCTTGGCCGCCGCAAACCTGATCTGAGGATGGTTACTATCCATGAGCTCGATCATAGTTTTGATAGCTTTAGGGACAGCTTTGTCCAATTTACGCCTCAACGTAGCTTCTAGCTCTGCAATGAAGAGATCATCCTTACGTTTCCAGTTAGAAATCGTTTGAGGAGTCACGCCAATTTCGGCGGCAACGTCTTTATTCATTTCGCCGTTAGCTAGTAATTCCAATGCTTGTAGCTGTTGGCCGGATAGATTTTCTCGCTTTGTATTCACGCAATTTCAACCCCAATTCCAATTATGCCAAATAAAAAAGGACCCTGTTCCAAATCTTGGAAGGGATCCTCTTAAAATTATCTCAAGTATAGTATATCACAGGCTTTAGCTTAAAAAAAGTGACATATAGTAAAAATTACACCAATCCAGCAATAAATCCGTACTGTAGCCGGTAATCTACTCTCACATTGGTTAAAAGCTCAATTGGTACAGACACCCTAGATATGTTACATATTTCTATTACAGTGTTATAAAACTGCCTCAAATCGTCCTTTTCTAAAGCTCTTGTAAGCCTACGAATATAAATATTTGATTCTTCACCTAGTTTCGTCCTACATTTCTGGCCTGTTTCGCACATGTTTATGGTCAACGAAACTGCTTCAGTATCAACTTCATATTCAGCCAGCTCAGGTATATCTCCCCACATTTCTCTAAGTGCATCGATGTGTACATACTTCACACCATCTTCCACTCTGGCCATGGTCGGGTGATCCATATTCACCCGGTTCCATGCTCTACTTCCAGCCGCTCTGTCTTTCCCGTACGTCTTATACGCATGTGCAAAGTACACCCAACCTGTTTCAACAATTCTCTTCATCATATCCTATTCCTCCTCATGCTCGTATGCTCTTGCAAACTCAATGCATACTTCCAAACTATCCTCAACGTCCACGCCAACTTCGATATCATCTTCATCCAAAATGATATATTGTTCAGCTGGTAGATCTTCTCTATATTCTAAATCTCTCTTATTCAATTTCATTATCTTCAGTCTATTTACACGTTTCACTACTCTCATGTTGGCCTCCTATTTAGAAGGGGTACCGAAGTACCCCAATTGGCTAACTTATGGTATAATTAGATTACAAATTTTAGTTGTCGGTTCGATGCATCCCATCGGCCAACGGCTACTATTTTCTTCGGTGAAGTAAGATTCAAATGGTTGTTTTGCGAAGGGGAGTTGTTACAGCAACTCTTCTTTGCTTTTTTTGTATCTAAACCATTTGACGGTAAAGACCCGGGTGCAAACTGTATACGCATTGGTATTCCTCCTTTCCACAGTGATATGTGTCAACCTCCTTTCATTGGTATATCCATATGTTACCACAACATATGTTGTCACGTCAACAACTTTTGTTGTAATAAAAAAGCAGCACACTAGGTGCGCTACTCGGATAATCCTTTTAAAGCTTCTCTATGCATTCGTTGGCATTGTCTAATTGATATGCCTAATCCTCTCGCTATCTTATGCCATGGGTGACGTTTACCAAAATACCTTAAACCAATGATCACCCGTTGTCTTTCTGGTAGGGCATTAACCTTCTCGGCTATTCTTGCCTTCTGATCTCTTTGTCTCTGGATCTCACTCTTCAGCTTCTCTATTTCTTCTTCAATCTCTTCTATGTTGACCGTGTTCAGATAAATGGGATCTGATACTTTCCCTTTGGCCGATGGCATCCCGTCCGTGTTGGCTGACATACCAGCTTCATACTTATTGTATTCTTGAAATTCTATTTTGTTCTCTAGCTCTTTAATGAAACTATCGATATGGTCTTGTTCATATAACAGCTGTTTGATTCTCATAGATCCTCCTAGATGTCGATTCCTTAGATGTCATATTGCTCTGATCAAGTCGTGGTTCTTCTCATGTATGCTTTCTGGGATCCGTACTCTTTAAAACGTACTGGACGTTGATGTCGTTCGTATGGTTTCCAATTAGGAAT